CATAAACTTTTCTTCGCTTCCGCTATTTAGGGATTGCCTTTCCCATAACAAGAAGGCTACTGTTATTAGCAGTAGCCCTATTATGATAGCTTCAATTTTGTTTTTCATTTACTTTGTGTTGGTCTATTTTATCTAAGATTAACTGTAGTAACTCATTCTTAATGAGTCCTGCCCTGGCTGCGTTCTTTAGTGCACTAGTAAGCTGAAAGAGAATGAAGGGAGCACAGATAGTCTCACTTAACCAAAAGGTACCTTCAAAGCCCTTCTCAATCATTAAGATACCTGTAAGCATAAATACCCACACCATCAAAGTTTTAAGCACGCTAAGAGCCTTATTCGTTTTAAAGCCTTCCATCTTAGTTCCTGCCCATACCCCAAAGAATCCATCTATAAACACAACAGCAACTACAGCTAAGTACTGCTCAGCATTATCTGCTCCTAGATTAAGGAAGTAAGTTCCTAAGAAAGCTAAGAGAGTTGTACCTGTGTATAGTAGTGCTGATGTTTTCATTAGTTATTATAGATTTACTATAGAAGGATTACCAAGTGTTGTTTGCATACCATCTTCAAAAATAATGTACCAAAAGTTACTTAAAGAGTTTAACCGAGTCTTAGAAAACTCAATTGCAATTTCTTGTAGTGCTTCTTGGCCTGCTTGTTCTGTAGCATACTGATAACCCCATACCTTACCATAAGGCAAAATAGGATAAGCAAGATTAAATACAGTTTGTAATTGTACTATCCAAGCCTGCTCATCTGTCGTTTGATATAGTTCAGGTTGACCGCTTGTCATTTGTTGGTCTGGATCAATATAACCATAATTAAAAATACTCGTATCAGTATAGGTGATAAAGTATGTTCTCTGTGTTGGGAATTTTATTTCGCTCATTATATACCTCCGTCTACTATTGTCCAGTTATTTGGTGCAAAGTCTAAAATATTTTTACCTGCTTGAGCCTCTGCAGTGTACTTTATGCTTCCAAAACTAATACTCAAGTTAGGTTGTACAGACCGTGAACTCCACCCATTATAAATGGCATTAAGATTGGCTGCGGAATAGTTGGCTGCTGATTTGCCTTCCATGAAACTTGAAAAGTTAGTTACATTTGATACATTCCAATTTCCAATAGCTTGATTAAAAGTTGTATTAAACCTAAACATTAATGACATATTTGTTACCGCACTTGTATTCCAATTTCCTATTGGCTGATTAAATGTGCTATCTCCAAACATACCAACCATACTTACCGTACCCGTGTTTTTAATTGTCCAGTTGTTAATATCCGAGGAACCTCCATTGTTAAATGAATAATTCGCTCCAAACATATTTCCGAAACTTGTTACGTTTGAAACATTCCATGCCCCAATGTTTTGATTAAAATTGGATGTGGAAAACATATTATTCATGTCAGTTACCGCACTTGTATTCCATGAGCCAATTGGTTGGTTGAATGCACCATTTAATGAAAACATAGCCGACATATTCGTGACTGCACTTGTGTTCCAACTTGAAATGTTTTGATTGAAGGTACAACTCCTAAACATACTACTCATACTTACCGCACTTGCCGTTCTAATTGTCCAATTATTTATATCTGCTGAGCCTCCATTATTAAATGCGGTTGCCCCATTAAACATTGATGAAAATGTTGTTACATTAGACACGTTCCATGCTCCTATGTTTTGATTAAATGAAGACGCATTTTGAAACATTTCTCCCATATTAGTAACTGCACCCGTATTCCAAGAACCAATATCTTGATTGAAAAAATAGTTGCCAAAAAACATCCTATTCATAGTTGTTACGTTTCCTACATTCCAATTGCTAATGTCTCTATTAAAACTATTTTCGTGAAACATATTGTTCATAATAGTAACTGCACTCGTATTCCAATTTCCAATTGGTTGATTAAATGGACATTGTCTAAACATTTGAGACATTGAAACCGACCCCGTTGTTCTGATAGTCCAATTATTTATATCCGCAGAATTTCCATTGTTAAATCCGCTTATATAAAACATTTCATTAAAATTAAGAACATTTGATACGTTCCAAGAGCCGATTGCCGAATTAAAGTTGTTACAACTTCTAAAATAAGTAGCCAAACTTGTAGTTGTAATAGTAGGAGCATCTGTTGCACTTGCGGTTAAATTTGTACAACCCGCAAATCCCGCATCAACACTAATATTTAAACTACCCCAATTGATAATATCAAGTATTTTTAACCTATCACCTCCATTATTAAACTGCCATCCTCTAAGTACTCCCGTAATTTTAATATCGTATACACCTGCAGTAGCGTAGGTATGTGTTACTTCTGCTTGGTTCCAGGTAGTAATAGTACTAGAAGTTCCATCTCCCCAATCTACTACAGCGTTTAGTGTTCCTGAAGAAACTAAGGGTAACTTAAACTGCGTACTTGTACTACTACCTGCTGAGGTATTGTTCGTATTTACTGTAAATCTAAAAGGAAGTTGATTTACTATACCACTTCTACCTACCCCTATACCAATCCCAATCATTACTTATAAGCAATTATACTACCTGAAGAGATAGCAAATCCTGTAATAATTCCGCCACCTGGAAGGTAAGCAAACTGTTTGAAGGTAACTCCACTCATACCATTAGCAGTTAAGCGTTCTACTCCATTAACTTTAAATGAAGTAAAGACTGTGTCTTCTTGTGGTACAATTGCAGTAAACTGTACATCGTTTACAGTTCCTGTTGTGTAACGTACAAAGCCTCCAGCTCCTGCCATTAGACCTGTACTTGCGGCAATCTGTCTTAACTTTTTAGACTGCTCGTTAAATAGTTGTTCTGCATTTACGCTCATAGTATATCGGTTTTATCCCAGCCTTGTGGCTCGTATTACAAAGTTACTTTTAATTCTAGTTTTGTCAAGTCATTTATTCAGGTGGTAGATTTCTATCTATCTCGTCCATCAATTCCCTATCTTCAGGACTGGCATTGTAAATAGAGTCATAGTAACTTGTGTTAGTGTTTAACTCTTCCTTAAGCATTTTTCTGTACTGACTTGCTTCTTTCAATGTTTCTTTTCCTTTAGGACCAATCTCAAACTTAGGCTTCTTATATCCTGTTACTTTTTTCAGAAACTTATCTCTCTGTGCAGCTTCTTTTTGTCCTAGCTGCTGTGACACACGTAGGTTTTCTTCGTATGACCTTAAGAAAGAATAGCCTGTTTTTGGATCAAGTAGAGCATCTTTTTCTTGAGCTAGTTTTACATACTCTACTACAAACTTTGCTCTGTCTTCCTTAGACATAGTAGTTAAACCACCAATGTTTTTGATTGCTTGTTCGTCTACTACGATTTCTGTTTTTCCTGTAGTTGGGTCAGTTTTACTTGTAACAGCTTCATCAATGGCTTTGATATCCTGAGCACTCTTGAGTCTCCACTTATCCCAAATATCATCCATCCTACTGTTAATTTCATTAAGTCTGCCATATGGGTTAGTAACTCCAGGAACAGGAACAAACTTAACTTGTTGTGCAAGTCTATAACCTGTATTACCCATAGATTTAATACCTACTTCCATACCGATAACTTTACTGAATCCTACTGCAAACTTACTTCTACCTGTATTGAAAGGTATAGCAGGATTGGCCAATCTATATCCGCTACCATCACTACTCATTTCGTAGTATGGTTCATCAAATATTTCTCCAACATCACCTAAGCTTGCACCACGTTCGTACCACTTTTTAGTACGTCCTGGAATACTTGCAACAGCTTCACCTAAAAGACCATAGCCATCTAAAATCTTATCTATAGTTACAATCTGTTGTCCAAATGTTGCAACATAAGCCATACTTAAAATTCTACCTGCTACTCCTTTTTCTTCGTAAGGTTTCTTAAGTGGGTCTGTTTTAAATTTATTGTACTGAATAGCTGGTGCAAATATTGGATTTAATGAACCTGCATTTTCATCAAACATACCCAGTGCTAATTGAGCAATCAAGTACTGTGCCCAATCACTGTAATCGTCATCTTCACCTGCTCCTCTAAGAGCCTGCATAGCTGAGTTTACTATATAGTAATTTAGTAAGTACATTACACTTGCATTGGCCATGTTCCAACCTACACGCTGAGTAGCTTCCTTCTCTCTTTCAGTAAACTGGTAGTCCATAGCCAAACTCATACCTTGCCTTCTTACCCCCAAAGCTTTTCTACGAACAGCACCTAAGAATGTAGAGTACATACCCTGATCCATTCTACCTGTAGTTATAGAAAACTTCTTACCACCATACATATTGCTTGCTTGTGGGAATAACCAAGCTTTCATCGACATGAGTGCTTTTAACCACACTACACTTTGATAATAAGATCTTCCACGTCTCGTGTAGTTACCTTGAGTTGCAGTATAAAGTTGGAAAATTTTATCTCTCATCTCACGCTCTACTTCTTTTAACTTGTCAACTCTACTAGAGATAAATGCTTCTTCAGCTTTAATCCTAGTGTCAAACTTAGCTGCAAGTTGTTTTCCTAACTCTACCTTTTTTACCGTAGAAAGTTTGTCGTAGTTGTCAACTCCATTGGTCTGCAAGTATGAAATAATAAAGTCATTTCGTTCAGCAACTAACTCATTTAGTTTACTGCGATTAATTCCAAATACTCCTTCCTTAGGAACTAACTTACCGTTTATGTAGTCATAGGCATCTTGAAGTTTAATCTTTGTTCCAGGGGCTGCGTTAGGGCCTTCGTAGGGTACATAGGTTTTTGCCATAAACGCTTCGTAGATACCCATTGTAGATATAGCTTCGTTAGAAGAAAAGATTTGAGCATTATAGTTATCTCCGTTTAGGTAGCGTGTTACAAATCCTGAGTTAATTGTACGGTATAAATCAGTAGGGTCGGCAAGAGGGATGGCTCGGAAATAGATTAACTTGGCAACGTAAGGAGTCATCTTAGTCATACCTTGCTCTATTCCTATAATCTCAGCTCTATGGTAAGCAGCTTTTGCTACACCTGCCAACATATCTTTTTTACTTAAACCAAACTTAGAAGTGTTTCCTACAGCGTTAAGTATGTTACTAGTTATGTTTTTAACTACACGCATAGGATTCCACTTTAACACATACTTTTGGAATGTATTAGTCATGTGGTTAACCAAACGCTCAATCACTCTACTTACTGCATTGTTTCCTGTTTTAAGAGAAGCACCATAGAAAAATCTAGCAATCTGATCATCTATCTGAGTAAGGATAAGTTCTTTCTGACTTTCGTCTCCTCCTACTACAGAGTCTACTAACTTGCCAGAAGCTCTTTTAAATTTCTGCCAAACAGTTGCAGCGTCTTGAGGATTTTTTGCGCGGGCTTCTTTTCCCTTAGCAGCATAAGTATCTCTAATAGCAAAAACTGTAGGTAATGCTTTCTGTAATCCTTTGAACTCAGCAGCATACATTGAGTATGCATGCAATGCACCTAAGATATTATCAGTAGAAGCTCCTTCCTCGAGTGGCTCTTTGAACCTTGTCTTAATCAAACGTACATTGGTCTTTCTACTAATTTTCTTCTGTGCTTCTCTAATGTCTACTTCTATTTCTTCATCTCCCTGTCCTACAACGTTTTCTTTGAATGCTACCTTTAAAGACCTAATGGCGCTATACAATTTATAGAAAGGTCTGAAGTAATCTAGTGTCTCTTCTTTACTTTCTTTAGATACGTTAGGCATTACATATCCTTTCAATCTCTGAGACACTGGCATAGAGCGCTGGTCATCTTCATAGATTGCAAGAATATCATTCATGATACCTTTTTCTTCGTCACTTAGTTTAGTGTACTCCTCGTTAACATACTTGCTGTCTTTACCGTCAGTACGGGGGCGTGCTTGTCCTAAGAATTTATAGTTAGGGTTTTTATACTCGGTACGTATTCTAGGAGTAGCCCAGTCGAAGCTAGGACTATCTCTTTTGATATACTTCTGATTGTTTGGAATGGTCTTTCTCCAAATGTAAATAGGTCGCATCTCTGTAACCTCTCTCATCTCTGGTTTGGATGTGCCATCAAAAAACACAATCATGTTTCCTGTCTTCACCTCGTAGGTAATAGCAACGTGGTTATTCTTGTACCAATCTGTCCCTCTTAACTGTTCATTCAAGTACTTCCTAAGAAGTATCTCTTTAAACATAGACACTATTGCTTCTTTGTCACTCTCTTGACTTTCAAAGTCTTCTGCGTTTCTACCTACAAAGTATTCTTCAGGTTGGAAGTTCTCACTACTTAATAACCTAAGTTGGTTTAAAGTCAGCAAGTTTCCGTTAGACATAAAAGCATCAGCTTCTTTGTTAGCCTGATTGAATATGTCTGTCTTCTGCTCAGCAGTTAAGTCTGCCTCTAGTTTATGTTTAATTGTTTCTACTGTCTCTGTGTAATAAGGAGTATTTACTTTTGACTGCAAATTGTAGAGTTCACTAAACAAAGCCTTTAAAGCATTTTGATCTGCATCAGATATGTTGCTATCCTTTTTAATTTGCTTCTTTAAATCCTCAATAGACTGTTCAATATCCTTAATAGTCTTAGTCAGTCCTTCTGCAACTAGACTACCTTGTATAGTCCCGTCTTGGTCTCTGAAACCTTTAACTGCGCTAAATAATCTTTGATACTTTTCAGTAACTTCTGGATTCTCTCCGTACTTAAGAAGAATGTTTTTAATCTGGTCACTTAAGTTTTGCTGCTTTTCAAAGAACTCAGGTAAAATTTCAACTCTACTGTTTGCATCAAGCCAGTCTGATTGCTTTTTAATTTCAGCTTCTAACTCTACTTTTTTGTTGAATATAAGATTCTGAATTGCTTCAGCCTGAGATAAATCGTTAGCTATGACAGCAGCATCTAATGTGTCTTGTAAACTACTAACTTGAGATTTAAGTTCAGATATTCTTCTAACAAACTGGTCTTTAATCTGATTAAATTTGTTTAGAGTCTCTTCTCCAATAACAAATTCAACAACATCTAACTCCTTACGTGCTTTGTTGTAAGCAACAATAGACTCAGCTATGTTACGTTCTTTACTTCCAATAGGTTTTTCAGTACCATCTTCGTTATAGATAGAACCTAATCTCACATAAGCCCTACGCTTAGCTGCTCTTATTTCTCGCATGGTAGGATCGTTCTCTGACTTAGAACCTCTAACAGAGTTAGTTCTAAGTACATCCAAATCCTCATCCCCAAAGACACTACTATAATTCTCTATTTCATTAAGTAACTCCTGACGTGCTTCTCTAGCGTCATCACTTAATAACTTCTCTGCCTCATAGTAGTCATCTGCAAACTGACGTTGTGAGTAGTCATCTAAGAATGTTTGTAACGCTTTTTCAGCCGCTTCAATCTTATCAGCTTCTCCAGTTCTACGTGCTTTGTACAAAGCATGTTGCAAATCTCCTAAGTCATTTTGAAACTCAGCCTCCTTCATAGGAGTGTTGTACACTTTCTGAGTAACTATCTTGACATTGCCTTTCTTATCGTAATACTTTATAGGAACTACTCTAAAGAATCCTTCAAACTTGTCCTTAAGGCTAGAAGTTTTAACAGTAAATTGTCCTTTTACACTTTGCAGAACATTTCTACCAATTCCTTTCTTACGATTTCTCGCAGCCACACGTTCTTCAATCTCTCTAATCTTAGTATCTTTTTCTAAGTTATCGTTAGTTGCATCTGTGGTGTGTGCATTAATAAAGGCATTTACAATATCTACAATAGGTACACCTGAAAAGCCCCCTACGTTTAGATACCTAGTAAACATGTTCTCATTGGCCATTGATTGGTCCATAGAAGAGTTTAATAAGGCTCTAATGTTTTCAGGAGTAGGTGCAAATGCTAGTGCTTTTTTTACATCTACAATTTGTTTATCAACATCAAGTAGTAGTTTCTTGTTACCAACCTTTTCGTAGTATGCTTTTTTCTCTAGCAAGTCTGCTAACTCTTTTCTAAGAGGATGCTCAGGACTCTTCATGTCCTCAGCAATCTTAGTAAATAAACGAGAAGCTACTTCTGCTACTGGATCAAGCATAGCACGTCTAGCTCTGTCTTCAATTGCATCTACAGCTGCTTTAGCTTTCTTTAACTCATCGTCAATAATCTCTCGATAGTCTTCAATGTTTGCTACTTCTTTCTGCAAGTCTAATCGTTTCTGAGCAACTTCTACAAGTTGCTTAGTTTCGTAGTCTGAGAAGGTAGCAAAAGTTAATTGGTCTACTAGGTTATTTTGGAAGCCCTCAATCTGTTCTCTGATACTCTGTGCAATTGCAATAGCACTGTTGTACTTCTTAAGGAGTACATCAGGCCTATAGTATGATGTAGCTCTAGTTAAGATTTCTAAATCCTCTTCTAACTTAGATGTAAACTGTCTTAACTCAACTGCAAACTGCCCAGATGCAATCAAACTTCCTGTAATATCCGATGTAGAAATCTTACCAAAGGTATCTTGCAGACGACTGATTGCTCTTAATTCAATTGTTTCTTTACCACCAATGTCAGTAAGGTTCTGACTTAACTGGTTCCAAATTGTACTATCTACGTTACTATCAATGTATTCGTAGAAGTCAGTTAGCTTACTATAGATTGTTGGCTTCTGTTCTCTGTTCTGAAAAGGCTGACTAAACCTAACTTGATGTTCTGATGGACTTTCTGGATAATCCTGTAGTGTCATCAAGTAGTCAAAGTAATCATCTAGGGTTTCCTGTACTTGGTCAAACATGGTAGAACCCATGTCTCCAAAGATGTATCTGTTAAGGAATCCTTTGATGCTATTCCACATCCGTTCAATGATTCCTGCAGATGCTTCTTTTTGTGCCTCTGCTACTTGTAGTTGCTCTCTGAAGTAAGGATTAGACAGGAACTCAGATACAAACTCCTCTACGTTCTTAAGACCATAGTAACTTTGTAGTTCAGGATTTATGCTTCTGTACTTTTGAAAGTACTGTTCCATCTCCTGTACAAACTGTACTTCTTGTGCGTTTCTTGGATTATTTAGAATGGAGATTGTGAAAGCATGTACTGCTTCGTGGATAATCTCTCTAGCCAAAAACTTATTATCAGTAGGAGTGTGAGTGGATTTTGCAATGTAAACTGTGTTTGTCTTAGGGTCGTAAAACGAACGCTGATACTCGTCAGTTACATTGAGGTCATCAAACAATGCTAACTTCAGTGTAGGATTCTTTGACATCAAAGGAGATAGCTTCTTAAGCATCTCTTGTTGGAAAGGTTCTAACTCTGAGTTACTAGCTAGGTTATCTATTAACTCTTTGAATGTTGCGTTGTTAAAATCCTGTACTGAGTCAATAACAAACTGAGGAAACTTAAACTTCTCAAGAATCTCTCTACTTATTGGATACTGTTTCTTTTCTCCTACCTTGGGTTTAACTGACAACTGAAATCTGTTTCCTACAGAAATGACTTCATAGTTAATCATGTCAAACTTAGGATTCAACTGAATCTCTAGTCCTATGTTCTCAAGTGCTTTAGGAGAACTAAACGTTTCTCCCAAATAACCAAGTACTCCAATCTCTTCAATCTGTTCTGCTGCTTGTAGTTCTTCTTCAGACATTCCCAACTTAAGGTGTTGGTTAATCTCACGAATCTTAGGCTCACCTGCGTAGTTTACCCGTGTGCTAGCACCGATATGTGGTTTAGTCCAATCAAAACCAAAGTTGGCCTTGAAGGTATCTGTGGTCATAGCCTCATATACCTTCTTTCCCTCTGCTTGAGAAAAGAAAGAAGTTAGTTGATAGTACGCAGGACTATTTATAGACTTACCACTTACAGGTGATTTTATTTTAGCAATACAAGACATTATACAAATTTAATAGATTTTTAAACGAATGCAATTATACATCGCAGCTGACCTCTTCAAAGCCCAAGCCATCTAGGTTTCCCTCATCATTACCAGGTTGACCTGGGTTTAACTTGTTCTTAAGATTAACTGGACCTTTATCAGTAGTAGGAAGAGTAGGATTCTGAGGAGGTATTACATCAGTAGGAATTTCTGCTGGACCAAACATATCTTGGTTTAAACTATTTGCATCGGTAGCATCTATACTCTTAGCTAACTTAAATTCAATTTGATATGCTTGGTTTATGAGAGGTTTTACTTTTGTATTAAAACGACCTATTGACCATCCTTCTAACTTTGACCATATCTCTGGAGTCTTCCCAGAACCAACTAAAGGATGTAATGCTTTAGTTACTTCTACATCTACAGTACGACCGTCTCCTGATTTCCAAGTAATGATGTCTCCTACTTTAGCACTTTTCCAATAGTCTAATTTACCGTCCTTTTCAAAACGAGTCGTAGCAGTTCTTTCTCCACTAAGAATTGCATCAAAAGTAGTAGCAGCAATAACATCAGGACGTTTTTCATTACCATAGGAATATGTCATCTGTCCTTCTAGTTTTGTAACTGGACTTACTTCTTTCCCTAGAACTGCATTCTCTAGTGCAGTTACTTTTTCTACTAACTCAGGAGTCAATTGATAGAATGCATCAATGGCTTCTTTGTGATATTTAGAAAGATAAGACGGAAGAGCAATTAGAGGTTTAGAACCGTTGGCTCTGGATAACACAGTAGCAAATCCAACTAGACTTAAGTACTTGCTAAACATTTCAGGATTGTTGTCCTTCATGTCTATTAGTTCGTTATAAGCTGTTGCAGTGTATTCTACATAAGCCTCAAAAGGAACTACTGAAGATACATCCCTACTTCTATAGTGAGCTCCGTTCTGCATAAAAGAACCCAATGCTAGGTCTTTAAAGAAACTTCTAACCTCTACATCAGCGTGATTAAGCCCTTCTAGGAATGCTTCTCTGTACTGCTTACCATACTCAACACTTTCAATGTTTCTTAAATGGAAACTAAACTCTCTATCTAAGATGTTATCGTCTTCTATGTATAAGTTATTGAATAAGAAGTTTCCTCTTAAATCGGGATTTGAAGCTAACTTCTCAAAACGTTGAGCCATATTGTTCTCAATGTTCTTAACAAACAATCCATCTTTCCCTCTGTAATACTCAAGCAAAGAACCATTTTCACCCTGAGCATTCATAGCCACGTGAGTATACAATAGGTTGTTTTTGTACTGAGTGATTGCTTCTCTTCTTTCGTCTTCAGAGACTAACTCTGAGAACTCAAGCATCTTATTCAATTGAGTATGTACTTCTTTAGAATCAGAAAGAGGAAAAGCCTCACTCATTAAATCTAAAGTAAAAGAACCTACGTTAAACTGTGCCAAGGCAGAGTCTTTAAACATAAAGTCAATTGCCTCTCCGTTAAATGCACTCTTCAATGTGCTTTGTTTGTCCAACAATTCTACACTTTGGAAAGTAGTTCTGTAGTTGGCTGTGTTAAAATCAGCTAAACTAGTAAGTTCTCTTAAACTTTCTTGTTGTGCTACAACTACACCAAACTGAAGGTAGTAGGCTAAGTCTCTCAAGGCTTTCTCCTCAGGCGCTAGTGTTACTTCTGGATTAAAGTTAGTTAAGTGCTTGTTTATCTTAGGATTACTCAATAAGGTTTCAATGTATTGTCCTAATGCTTTCTTCCCTTTTACTTGATTGTCAGTCTGATTCTTAGCTATTAACTGTAGTTCTTTAGAAATATCTGGATCTGTAATCTCGTATGCTATACTTTTTATCAGAGAGACAATAGCGGAGTTTTTGCTAAAGTATGCCTTGTCTAGTTTTTGGTTGATTACAGGACGATTAGATAACTCCAATACCAATTGTATTGGCTTAGACTTAATGAAGTCAATAACTGTCTTCACAGGAGTACCTGAAAGAATCATAGCATGCGCTAGAGGACTTGTCTCTTGGTTCATACCCAAAAGGATAATCCAATCTTCCTTTGCAATATCTACGTGACCATTGATAAACTCACTTAGAATTTTAGATATACGATTACCTGCTTGGTCTTTCTTGCCTCCTAGTTGTATGTTACCTTCAGCATCTTTGTTTGATGGAAAATAGTAGGCATTGAGGAGTTTACTATTGAACTTTAGATTAGCTCTTTGAAACTCCTTTTGCATCGTATTAATCTTAGCATCGATACCCAAAGCATCTTTAGACAAGATGTTCTCTGCGTAGATTCTCCAAGAGGTCATAGGATTAAACACCTGAGTGGTGCTGATTGGTCTACTCTTACCTGTGTACTGAGTAAGGATGTTATTGTTGTTAGGAACTACTAGATGGTCATACAACTCACCAATAGACAATACTTCTTTTAGAGTTTGTACTAGGTTGTTGGTTATGCCTTTTTTATAATCGTCTACTTGATTAATCTTCTTATTAACTTCTGCTAAGTCCTTTCTAAGAGCAGACATTACATTCAAGGCTTTAGTATCGTTCTTTCCATCGAATGTTCTTAAGTCAGCTACTACTTTCATTAAAGCATACTTACTCTCAGACAATTCGTCAAGTCCTTTTTCTTTGTCTTCTTTTGTGAACTCTTCTCTATTTAGTAGGCCGTTAAGATTCTTTAGTGATTTTTTTACCTCAGCGTCTAACTTCTTTAATTCCTTCTTTAAGTCTTCTCTTTGAGCATACGCCTCGTTCTCGTTCATCTCATCCTTGATTACTTTAAGGATTCCCAACAAACGTTGTTTCTCTTTCTTAAGTTCTCTCTGCTCAGTTAACTTACTCTCGTAGTCTTTTAAGTCAAATGCTTTATCGATAACGTTACCGCTTTCGTCATATGCTGTTTCAAAGAAAGTAAGTTTATCAATATCATAGTCACCACCTGATTTAACTACAATTTGTGCAGGAAGAATCATAATTGCACCTGCAGACTCTGGAAGAAACTCTTTTACAATTACATGTTCCATTGATTGGAATCCTTGTACAGGAATACGTACTCCAACCATAGTCAACTGTTCTTTGTACTTCTCCTTAAACTTAAGAGCCAATGGATTGTCTGACTTAAGAATCTCATTTAGATTCTCAAGAGTACCCACTGGTTTTTCCTTATACATAAGTTTAAGTAAACCACTATGTTTCTCAGGATTGAATCCTACTCTTACTTCCATAGGAAGAGTCTCACCTGTAACAGGATCTACTCTATAGAACTGTAAGTCGTTTGCACCGTACTTCTCTAACTGTTCTTTAGTAGGTTTAGCAAAACGTGATGCTTCAAATCCAGAACCAGCAATCTGGATGTAACTTTCTCCAAAGATTTTTTGACTAATAACTTTGCTGTTGATTAGATTCAACAACATAGACTCTATCTGACTTCTGTCGTTGATAGCGTCTAGTGGATACTTAAAGTTACCTTTATCATCTACTTGGATATACTTACGAAGTGATTCTGATACTTCTTTCTTTTCAAACTCTTTTGCAAGGTAATTTGCTAACTGAAGTTGATTGATGTTTTCTATTTTACCTTCAGCGTTTCTAGTTACTCCTAGTTTTCTTTCTAGACGTACTTGCTCAAACTTAACTAAGTCGTTCAACGAAGTCTTAAACCTGTCGTACAAACTACTTACATACTGTCTAGTAGGTTCTGTAAAATCAGTAGAGAGTTCACCAAACTCATAGAAATCTCCAAATACCAACTTCATCATCTGAGTTGATAAAGTACTTTCTCCTTTAAACTTAGGTGCTTGGTACTGCTGCTGTCTTAGGTTATGTAAGTGAATAGATGTTACGTTCCTATCAGAAAGAGCATCATTCATTACCTTCATTTGATTACCATCAGCACCTTCAGCCACTTTGTAGAAATCTAACATCTCTCCGTAGTTAGCCATCTTAGAGCCAGATTTGAAAGTATAGTAGTCAACTCTATTTTGATACATTAACTCTAACTGTTTCTCAAGTTGTTTGCCAATGGTTACACTTGGTACTAGTGGAACCAAAGAATACTTGTGTAAAGCATTTAGCTTTGGATCTTCTACTATAGGTCCATAGTGTCCCAACTTAAGGGGAGGGAATGGTATGTTACCTGTCTTTTCAATAAGTGCCCTACGCTCCTCTATTAACTCTTGTGCGTTAGCAGGATTGTTCTTTAGGTCTTGAGTAATCTGTGCTATCCTTACTTGGTCATTGAATGACTTTTCCTGTGCGTCGCTCCAGCCTTCAATAGAAATAAGATAGTTTCTGTAGAAATCTAAAGTAACTACACCTTGAGCATTTGCCTCCTCGTCACTTTTGTTTACGTAGGCATCGTACTCATAACGTTCGTTTTCTGAAAGAGAATCCCATAGACCACTGTTATATACTTCTTTATACTTCTCAAACTCATCTGCTTCAAACGTAAGTACATCATTGTATACTACAGTTCTTACAATAGGACTGAATGCGTGTGCTGTGCCTGTATAAATTCTACTTAAAGAATCTTGGTTAGCATCTTCTTTAAAGAATTCTTGTAAAGCGCTATCCCAATATGGAGGAGTTCCAGGAGAAGAAGTAAAAGGAATACGTTTAAATACCTCACGAGCATCTTTGTCTGTCTTATTGAAGTTTGCTAAGTCACCTACAAAGAATTTCATAAACTCTACGTTGTTTATAAATCCATTCTTTATGTACAACTCAGCAAGATACTGTAGATTATCTGCAGTTACTTTTAAGTCATAGCCTTTTGGAAGTAACTGACTGTTAACAAACTTTAACTTATTCAAAGACGCAACTGTACTCAATAATCTAGTTCTTTCATCAGTAGGTCTAGATTGTCTGTCTATAGGCAAAGACATAGTCTTAACCATAGTACGTACAAGGTTACTTGCTTCTTTCTTAAAATAGTTATCTAAAGCTGCAGGAAGTGATTGTACAGCAAGTTCGTACAAACTAACTAGTTGCTCTCTTGTCTCTGCATTTTTTACTTTGCCTGCTATGTCAGGTAAAATCTCTCCGAATATAAATAAGTTCTTACCGTACTTCTGATAAGTAGTATTTGCTGACTGAGGGTTAGTAATCAAATCCAAGGCTCTAGTGAACTCAGATTGCAGATACCCTGTCATTGTATCTAGGAATTGCTGTTTAGCACTTATTTCTGCGTCACCATCAGGCTTTCCTTCTAATCTACTAGTAGAGATAGGAACATATATTTTCTCTCCAAGTACAGGGTTACTGAAGTAAATGCTAAATGAACTTGACTTATCTCCAAAACGGATGTTCTCCATCTCTGTGCTTTGAAAGAAACTCATAAAGTCCTGCATAACTTTATCACCAGGATGTAGGTTAGTGGTAGTTTTACCTACCTTTTCTCCCATGTTCTTAAACTCTATTCCATTGAAGTCTCTGATTTCAAGATTTACAGGAAGTCCAAACTTCTCTTGTTTCTTATAACTATTGAGGGGACGACTTTCAATCTCCCTTACAGTTTTAGGTAAACCAAATAGACGAGTCAACCAAACAGATCCAAGAATATCTGGATTCTTGCGGTAATCAAATCTTTCAAAACCTGGAGTTGTAATTAACTCTTCATAGTTACTAGCCTCATTAACAGCTTTTGTGTTTTGAGTCAAGTAAAACCATGGGCCTCTTATAAACTTCTTCTTATCTTCTGCAGTTAAGTAAGAACTAGGGCGAAGTTCTATATCATAAGAACTAATATACTCTACTAGTCTTGTTAATTCTGATTGCTTCTTTTGTAGGAAACCAAATACTCCTTCTATCTTGAATGGAGTTTTTCTATCAGAAACAAGTTGTTGCGCTGCTGCTTTAACATCCTCAGAAGGATTCTTTCCATCAGGAAAAACAGCCGCATCAGCATTTGCTATATAAGCCAAAGGACCTTTAATACTAATTGTAGGTCTATTGTTCTTTACAAGTTCACTATTGATTTGAGCAGTTAATCTTAACTTGGCAAAGATGTTTGAGAAACTTGCAAAGTACTCAGTATACATCTCAGTTGTTGTACCAATGTTGGAAGGCAGTAAGTACTCTTTATTAGATAACCCTACTCCTAGTGCATTTAGCAACTTAGTAAACTCATTGATGTAGTAACTTTTATTAGCGCCAGTAAACAAACCTCTAATAAGTTCTTTTTTAGCTTTTAGGTCTTTAGTACTTAAAGCCTCTATAGCAACTCTATTAGAAAACAGATTTGAAAAATCAGAGACAAATTTATCTACGTTAAACTCTGTACCAGTGTCTCCTACCATTGCATAGTCTTTGTTGTACGCAAAGTAGTTTTTGTCTAATTGGTTGAACAGGTTCTTGATGTTTCTGAATCCCTTGATTTGCTGAGTAACAAATACAGAGTTACCTTTTTTACTTACGTCAAGAGATACAGCTATTGTTTCTGGGTTACTAAAGATTCTCTTTAGTCCCATAGCAAACATAATTTGTTTGATTGTCTTTGTACTGTTTGCTACACGTGGGTTAGGAATCTTCTTTAGTAGATTGTTAAACTGAGGATGAGTTTTTGCTAAGATTGCAATCTCATCATACTGTTTTGTATAATCGGTAATTCCCGATAAAGCTGTACTTAGTAAGTTCCAATTCTTTTGGAAGTCTCCAGACTTAGGTAAGCCTAATAAAGTTCCTTGGATTATTACCTTCTCATCACTTTTGTATGGTCTCTCTTCAGCAAAGTTGTATTCTCCTACACTTGCTTTTCTATAAGATGGCAGTGAAGTTACTAGTGCAAGGATTCTTTTACTTGCTCTTTCTTTCTGTGACTTCTCTTTAGTCTTCCAGTCTTGACTCTCTCCTAACTCAGCTTCAAGTTCTTCTATACCTACTACACCTTCTTGATTCTCATACCAATCTCTAAACAACTCAAAGTTTTCTGATATCTCTACCAATGCCTTTAACTGTTTAATGTCAATACTAGTAGCGTTGTTGGGATCAATCTTAGAGATTATGTTGTTCTTGTGTCCTAGTAACTGTTGCTGTACTTCAGCCCAACTACCATACTCACCAAGCATGTACTCAAAGGTTTCAAAGATTTCTTGTCCTTCAGCATCACTAAAATGAATCTCTGTCGGGGTTCCGTTAATCTGAGCCTCATAAAAGTTAATACTTTTACTTGTAGTTACGTTTACACTCTGTATTTTCTGAGCTAAAGCATCCTCGATTCTCTTTTGTTTTTGCTGTAGGTAATCTATAACTTGAACTAAAGAAAACTGTCCATTATCTCCTGGAGTATACTTACTTGTAAAGTCGCTTTGAAATGTCTCGGCAATGATTTTTAATGCCTCTGTCCTATTACCTTGTGTAATAGGATGGGCCATCAACTCGGTGTACAATGGATTTTCTACAACTTCATTACCTACTTTTATTTTATCTAGAGGTTGTTCATTGTTTTTATTCCATGCAAATATCATTCGACCCTCAGACATAAACTGTCTGTACTCTTCTTCGTAGGGCGTTCCTTTTATACTACAAGCATTCATTGTTAACAGGTAGGGGGATTTTTAGTGGTGGGATTTTCGTCTTTAGAATCTAAACCAGATTTTACATTGTTTAAATTCATACCTAGCGAAGATAATACAAGACTAGCGTTTCTAGCTTCTGAATCAGTCAAATCAGGAACATTTTCTTTGATAGTCTCTAGTTGTACTTTATCAGCTTCCTTGTTAAGTGGTTGAGGAGTAGGCTTTACTGTACGTGAATTAATTTGTGCAGCAATTTTGCTATCATATTTTAATCTAATAATTGAGTCAGAAATGTCACTCTTGTTCTGTGCTAACACAGGAACTTGGTCACTACCTTTACTCAACATATTAACTGTAATAACTCCATTACTTTCTTCATACTGAGAAGCAAAAGCTAAGATATTAATTGAACGAATAGGTAAACCAAAGTCACCTGATAATACACCGTATGCAGTTTGCTGCGTACCCCACTTACTAATGTTAGAAGGGAAACGTTCATTGGAGTTATACATGCTTGACTTGAACGTTTGAGTGTTCTTAAACTTCTTGTTTTTGAAGTCAATGATATGAACACCTCCGTCTTTGTCTACTGCTACAATATCCATAGCACCTGCAACACCAGCAAAACCTGTAGCTACCTTTTCTTCTGCGTTATACTTACGATAGATTACAAGCCCTTCAGTATATACTTTGTATCCCTGACGAGTAAGTTCTTTCTTAACACTTTCTAGTTCTGCTACTAAAGCATCAAACTGTTCTTGTGTAAACTCAAGTTTGTATCCTTTACCTTCTCTCAAAGATTTACCCATACCTTCTGCTTCTTTGATATACTCACTCAAAGATTTTACGGTACGGCCTCCAAGAACATCACGTCCAATGATATCTAACAAGTTACCTACAGCAGCTCCCTTTTCCATGTTGATAACAGAATCTTCTGTATCTACTTGAGTCTTACCCATAACACGTTTAGTGAAGCCTGACTGACGCTCATATCTTTCTCCGTCAATTAAGTAACCTTCTTTAGAAGGATCTGGTATAGTTTTAGCTTTAGCAATCAATGCCTCCAAAGCAGCTACTGACTTTTCTTGAGTTGCCTCTACAGCTATTGTCTTCTCCACTACTTTGTCTTCAATAACAGCAGCAGGGGTCATAGTTGCTTCAACAGGAGTTAGTGTCTCAGTGCTAAACTCAAACTCGTAATCTCCGTTTGTTGGTGCTGGCTCTCCTTCTCTAGTTACAAAAGAGGTAGTTATACTTGGTCCTGTAAGTTCTACCTGGTGGACTACTCTTTTACCTTCTACTATTTGCCCCCTAAGGCCAGACATTGCTAACTGTTGTGATGTTGGATTAGCTTTGGCTTTACTAGTAGGTAAGTAAATTAAGAGTGCTTTGTCTCCTGACTCAGTTTTATCTCCTTCGTTATTGTAGCGTTGTACCTCACCTTTGTTATCAAGCATAGTAAAAGTCAATACGTTTAAGGCATTAAACGACATAGGAGTCACACCTTTAATAGGATACTGAAGAACTTTTGTAGGATCTTTTACTTGGCTCAAAGTAACCCAAGTTTTATTGGTTACTTCTTTACCATCTACTTCTGTCTTATCTTCTCTTAAGAACAACAACTTACCTTCAGATTGCCTAACCCGCATATCTTTTATCTTTCTACCATCCTTCAACTCAACCTCAGGCACCAGTCTGTTTTTATTGAATTGATACAATTCTTCCTCAGTAGCGTTTAGGTTTATTTCGTTAACCTGGTTAAGGTCAGACTGAGAAACTTTGTTTACAATCTGAGTATCAAACATATACGCAGCTGCCGTAGGTTTCATAAAGTTAGCAGGAAATAGACTTAAGAACTGACTGCGCAATACAGCTTTACGTTCAGCGTCTACTCCTAATTGAACTTCAGTAAAGATAGCCTCCATTTGAGTTAGAGTCTCTGGACCAAGAACTTGCTCAACCATTGTAAACAAATCTACAATAGCTGGCTTAGCTGTTCTATGTTCTTTGTTTATAGACTGAATAATCTTCTCCTGTATTCTCAAATGCCCTGCATCAGGATTATTTGGACTGATGGGCATTTTAAGATTCTGAGTATTAAGAATCTGATTCTTACTCTGTACTTCAGATTTTGCTTCCTCTGTTGTAGCTACTTCTACTTTAACTTCACTTACAATCTTTTGATTGTTTGCTAGTGTGTCAATAACATTTGTTTCAGCAGTAGGTTGTTCTGCAGGTAAACTAATCTTAGCCTCTGCTTTTTTAGTCTTTGCTTTCTTAGTTACAGGAGCAGGAGTAGCAAAATCTAAGGTTAACTGAGTGGGCTGCACACTCTCTTTAACTATCGGAGATTTGCTTTTGGTTTTGCTTGGTTTCTTTTTTGGAGCAGTTCTTCTCTCTTTTGCTTCGGCAGGCTTTTTAGGACCAGCTTTGCGAGTACTTTTTCTTTGTTGTCCATTATAAAGTAATTTGTTGATTATTAATAAGTTCTCAATTGCATTTTGGAATACCTCATCTTCTGGATATTCTTTTGCCAAGTCATCTAACTTGTACCAAGCATCCATCACCCAAAGTTCTATTTCTAGTAACTCTGCTTCAGTTAGATTGTTGTTGTTACCGTCTTCATAGAGTTTGTCTATACCACTTGCAACATTGTCTGTCATGTTGAAATTAAATAGATTCTCAACTATCTGTGCACTTGGTATCTCTTGTACTGCCTGTGCAATATCTTCTACCAACTCAGGAGTAGTTTCAATTGTCTCAGTAATAACTTGATGCTCTAAACGGTTACGAAGAACCTCAGCACGAATCAATAACTTGTTGTTAGTAATTTTCTTTTGAGGCTTTGTCTTATCTCTAAGTCCTACTACGTTGCCTTTAGCATCAGTCTCAATCAGATACTCGACGTTATCAAGCATTACTTCTGTCTCAGAGATAATGTCATCACCTTCTTTACTATCCATCTCAGAAACAACTTCTTGAATCATATGTTCAAGAGTAGAGGTTTCTTTTGTCGCACCTGTTAACTCGTAAATGGTATTCTCAGTCTCAACAGTTACAATTCCTCCTTCGCTAATCACCAAGGTACCACGAACTCCATTATACTCTACTAACTTACCTTCCAAAGTTCCTAGTTGTACATTTGGAATGGCAGTAGTTCTTTCTATCTCTTCGGTAGTTCTTTCGTCAACCTGTGTTGCTACTATTGCTGGTAACTCAACTTCTGCTTCGGGACCTGTAAACTTAAGCTTTGCTAAGTCAAGGTTTGCTTTGATTAAAAGTAACTCAAACATGTGAGTGTAATCTTCTTCAAGCACAGGCTCACTGTTTGCAATCTTCTTCATCAACTCTAAAGTTTTTGCTTTCTCTTCTACTGATACTTCGGCTGCCTCCATAATAGAGTACATCTTAGCCAAAGCAGAATCCAAGGAAGCAGAACCTAGAACTTCTCCTAATAGGTTTTGAATAACAACACCACGTTGGGTATTGTACTCTTCGTCTGTAACAATATCTCCTGCTGCTTGACTTGCGGTTGCTGTAAGTCTACTCTTTGGCATACTTTCCAATGCAGTAAGACCTTGTGCAAACTCTGGAGTTACATCTGATTGAATCAGCTCTGGAACTTCAATGCTAACCTCTTTGCCAGTTTCCTCTGACTTCTCTTTAGCAGTTACATTGTTTCTTGTTTCTTCTACAGTTGGAGTTTCAGCAGCTTTTCTCTCTTCTTTGATTTTTTTAATCTCAGCTAACTTCTTGTCAATCTTTTCTTTATTGTCTGCTTTATACTCAAGATAAGATATCTTGTCGTAGAAAACACTCTGAGCTAAAGAAGTATCATCAGCCATAACTTGCCTAACAGCTTCTGCTTCCTCTGTTACTTTAGTAAGTAAGTCTTTAACCCACTCTGTGTAAGCTTCTGTCTGAGCAGCTGCATCAGTCATTCCCATTATCTCGCTAGGTGCTACAGCGTCTATAGCAGTCCCAACTACCTTAGCAATAGTTTGCTTTCTTTCTAAGACATCATCGTATTGATTATTAAGTTCAGCAAGCATGTCAGCCAACTCATCTTGCTGTTCTTCTGTTAAGTCCGCAATTCGCTTATCGTTGTCTATAGGATCTCTTTCCTGAGTACTGATTTCTTCAGTACCGTCAGGTTGCATTTCTATAGTGTCACCACTTTGTCCTGAGCTAGATACTGACTCTAAGTACATTGCAGTAACTCTTTCTGTATCTGCTTCAATTGCTTCTAACTGCTGATCAAATGATCCATTAAAATAAGCA